TAACCAAACCAAATGGATATGCAGATGATTGGAATTGGGAACGTTTTAGAGTTATTGACGATGGAGATTGGCAAGGAAACTTAATATTCATTCTTTGTAATGATTCATACCAACCCAATTTACGTGACTATATTTTTACGGAGGTTGACTATGGTTCGTGTTCGGGTTGCGATACGTTTGAACATATTAGAGATTTGGCTTGGGGTGAAGACAAAAACACGGATGAACAAGTCAATCAGTATATGACACTTGCATTGCATATGGTACAAGAAACTAAAACCTTTAAATCAGAATAAGATGACAGCAGTAGAATGGTTAATAGGAATAGCAGTATTAGCAGTATTTATTGTAGGCGGATGTGTTGGTGCTTATATTTTACTTTGGCTATTATTTGGTAAAAAATAAATCAGAATAAGATGACAGCAGTAGAATGGTTTAATCAACAATTAGTTGACAGACAAAATGGCAATGGAGATTCAAGAAGTAGAGATGAAATCTTTGAACAAGCCAAAGAAATGGAGAATGAGCAGAAGATTGAGCTTTTGAAATCATTAGTGTATTCCGTTTGCATTGGAGATGATGTCGAAGATGTAGAAGAATGGCTAAAAGAACACGAAACCTTTAAATCAGAATAAGATGAAAAACAGACAAGAACGTACAGAAGAAATGGCAGCATATGGAACTATGATAGCCTTAGGAATTGTATCATTAATATGTATAATAGCACTTATAACAACATTAATATATGGATAATGTATCACAAAACATTAGCAATCACATTAGGTCATTGCATAGTGAAGTCAATATGATGAATAAGAAAATAATGAACATCAGGAAATCAAGATATGCACGCAAGGCTCAGATTAAGATGTTTAGTGTTATGTTAAACGGAGTTAAAGAACAATGTAATGACTGAAGATAAAGAAGTAAAGCCAGACACAGTAGAACTACTACGTGCCGTAATGAAAGTATCATCAGCATTGAATGACCTTGATGAAATTTCCTACCGCAAGAAGTACTACAAGTTTAGATTCAAGCAGTACGCAGCCAAGTGGTCAGTGTTTATGGAAATGCATACAAAGGAGTTGATGAAGTCTCTACTCGAAGAGGACCACTCCTTACTGCAAGAGATTTACAATTCAATAGAAGAAAGTTCGATGGGTATAACTGCCGGAGAGGATAAGACATCGCTCATTCTATTTTATGCTAAGGTAAAGAGTGCTATAAACGACATCGACAAGATGACGGACAATAAGAATAGTTTCTATCCTGTGTTCATTAAGACACATACTGAAGTTGTTATCGATCACTTAGAAAAACAATACAATGACATTTTTAAGATGAAGGATGTAGACGGTAAAGGAGTAGATGAGATTATCGAATTTTTTGATAAACTCGGTGAAACAATAATGAGGTTTGATTGATATGGGTTGGGAAGATTGGTTAGTAAACAACGGTCATATTAAAGGGTCTACAATACACGATAGACTACTTGAGATGGCCGTTAATTCATACGACATACAGAATAAAAGTAGGAAGCAGAAATTAGTTGATAAAAAACATTTTCTTGTTTTGTGGTGGAAGAAACATCAGGACCAATTAAACACTTACCATACTATGACTGCTCTTTCTAAATTAATAGGATGCGACCATGCCACTGTTAATCATTATGAAAAACACCGTAAAAAATCTAGGGATTATGAAATGAATATAGAATGCATTAAGGACTTTTTAGAATAACTACCATGATACTAAAAAATTTAGAAGCTACCCTGGACAAGATGTTCGGGCCCTTCTCAGAGGAACGCACCATTATACTTAATGCTGCCAAGAAAGATATCGATAGCATGACATCAGTTGCCTCAGGCGATGACGTTCTCAAAATATTGAATATCTTTAACGAGGTTTTCCAAAAGAAGTCTCGTGTGATGACCAAGAAGGTTGTCAACAAGTACAAAGACATACTCCGTCACTTCAGCTTAGATGACATAAAGTCTGCAATGGAGAATGCTAAAGACGATGAGTTCCACCAAGAGAACAATTACAAGTACTGCACGATAGAATACTTCTCTCGTCTAGAACAGATTGACAAGTGGACCAACGTAACCAAAGAAGACAAGAAGAAAGAAGGATTTGTTATGCCAAAGTTTAATGTAAGGGGGTAATATGGAAGGTATGTTGCTACGTTCAGAGCGTTTAGTTATCTACTACATACTCTCACAGCCCTCATTTATACATGACATCATGTCAAGGTTATCCTTGCAGATGTTTCAAAGCCCTGTCACTAAACTTATTTTCGAGCACGCAACTAAACTATACCTTGAGCAGCAACCTATAAACCTGCTGTCGCTTTATCAGGACATATCCAAGTCTAACTCACTTAACAAGCAAAACGCTGCATCTGAGTTGGCTAAGCTTCAGGGTGAGTTCACCATCATCGGAGCAGGAGAACTGAATAGTGCTATCGCAATCCTCATTGCGGAAGATGTAAGGCACGAGCACATTGACCTCGCTAAGAAGGTAGATGTGATGGCTAACAGAGACACATACGACCCACAAGATGTAATCAATGTTCTCCAGTCGCATATCTCTGACAATAAGTTCAAGTCACTACTCAAGCGTAAGGACATGGATAACGAATCGCTACTTAAGGAACTTGACCAAAAGATGCTCGATGCTTCCACTAAGGAAGGTGTCAGCGGAATAGAGACAGGTTATAAGAGATTCGATGTGCTTACCTCAGGTATGCAGCCTACGAACTTCATCATCATTGCGGCACGTCCGGCTATGGGTAAGACTCAGTACGCTCTCGGCCTAATGAAGCACGCATCTATACGTAACAACTACAAAGGCCTATTCATTTCCTGCGAGATGGATGAGGTTCAGGTCATGAAGCGAATCATATCTGTTGATAGTGGTATCCCCGGGTATCACATCAAACGTGGTAAGCTTGAGACACGTGAGATTATGCGTTATGAGAAGTCTAAAAAGCGTATCATTAATTCCAATTTAAAGATCGTTGCAGGGGCTTTCACCATCACTGACATACTTTCCCTTGTTTACAAGATGAAGTACTCTCAGGGGCTAGATTATGTGGTTATAGATTACATTCAGAAGGTACAAAGTCCAGGGGCTCAGAACCGAACTAACGAAGTAGGTGATGTGTCACGTAAGCTTAAGGATATGGCTAACGAATTGAAGATACCTGTCATTGCTTTGGCTCAGCTTTCACGTGCTGTAGAGCATAGAAATGATAAGAAACCAATGCTATCGGATTTACGTGAGTCAGGAGACATTGAGCAGGATGCTGACATCGTTATGTTCTTGTATCGAATGGGTTACTACATGACACCTGAAGAGAAGGAGAACAACTCTATGGCTGATGATGGTTACGCTATTATTGCCAAGCATAGGGATGGTGAACTTGAGGACATACAACTTACGTTTGACTCTAACATTCCTGCTTGGAAGAACCCATACGATAGAGATGATGCTGATGATGACTACGTGCAGACAGCGCTAAGACCTAATAATGACTTTGATATATTCTGATATGTTTGACATTTTTGAACAGAAACCTCAGCCAAAGATTTATTGTGCTGACGTTACAATTAAAGCAAGAATACCTTTTCGTGGAAAGAAAAAAGAATATGAAACGAGGTTAATACGGTTAAATAATCAGCCACTACTAATGAATGATGGTGAAATTGCTACTGATCGACAGTCAACAAAATTGTTTACTAAAGTATTTGATGAGTACATACATCGTGGTGATTATAACAATGTAATATTTGAAATAGTATCGTATGATAACGTAAAGTTTCTCTCGAATATTTGTTATTACTTTGATTACGATTTAAACTAAAATTTAATTAACTTTGATAAAAATATAATTATGGAACGTCAAATTTTGCAAGTACTTGAGTTTCAGAAGGCTTTTAAGGTGGCTATGCCTGAGCAACCTAAGATGCTTTCTAAACGTAGAGCAAGACTTCGCCAGTCCCTTCTTGAGGAAGAAGTAAAGGAACTACGTGAAGCAAACAACATTCTAGATGTCGCAGATGCTGTCTGTGATATTCTTTACATTACCTATGGTACAGCACACGAATACGGTATCTCTGATCGTTTGGTGATGCTATTCGATGAGGTACATCGCTCTAACATGAGTAAGATGGGTCCGGATGGTAAGCCTGTCTTCCGTAAAGATGGTAAAGTACTTAAGCCTGAGACTTATTCAGAGCCTAAGCTACGTCCAATCCTGGAGCGTGACTTTAATGTTTATAAGAACAGCGAAGTTATGAAGGATGCAGCTGAGGTAATGGAAGCAATTGCTAAAGAAGAAAAGAATCTACTTAACTCTCGTATTGAGGGCAAGCTTAAGAAGAACCTTAACTTGGTAGATCGATTCCGTTATTGGTTGCTCAACAAACTAGAAACAAATCTTAAGTCCAAGATTGAAATCAAATATCCTCAGTCAGTTTATGGTGAGGTAGTAATCAATATCTATGGCCAAGATTATCCGATCCAAAACATCTAAGTACGGCAATAAGAAGATTGAAGTAGATGGTGTCAAGTTTGATTCTAGACTTGAACAATTCTGCTACGACAAATTTAAAATCTTGGGATTCGATTTTGATTTCCAGAAGACTGTGATCATGCAGGAAGGTTTTAGATTCAGAGGTAAAGCAATACGCCCTATAACAATGATAGTTGATTTTGTCCTGAGAATAAATGGAATGACATACTACGTTGATACTAAAGGCTTTGCAACCGAAACATCTAAGCTTAAATACAAGATGCTCAAGTACTCCTTGAAAGACGAAGAGAATACAGATGTGGTCTGGCTCCATTCCCAAAAAGAAGTCAGTGTGTTTATTAATAGTTTATAGTTATGAGTTCAGTGAACAAAGTAGTTTTACTCGGTAATGTCGGTAAAACAGAAGTAAAAGAATTTGAAAATGGTAAGAAGCTTGTTCAAGTTTCATTGGCAACCTCTGATGGTTACAAGAAAGGTGACAAGTGGGAAGAGAAAACAGAATGGCATCGATGCATCTTTGCTATTCCTGCATTAGCGGAGCGTGCTTCTAGCATTAACAAAGGTGATAAGATTTATGTTGAGGGAAGCATCAGCACTAACTCTTGGACCACTAAAGAAGGTGAGAAGAAAGAAATTAAGGAAATTTCATGCACCATGTTTAAAACATTCTCTAAAGCTAAGACTGAAGAGAAAGAGTTTCATCAGCCAAAGACTACGGTAACACAGCCTAAGAATGATAATTGGGCTGACGATGGGGATTTGCCCTTCTGATGTGATATAGAAGAGAGGGGAGTTTAGTTTAATATTAACCGAAAGGCAGATTTTAAAATAAGTCAGGAGCCTCCCCTCTTTTTAAACTAGCGGTGCAAGTTATTGGTTGAGTAAACCGATTGAACCGCAAGCCCCGGTGATACTGTTGCCGGGGTTTATAACTTGTCATATAAGTAACAAAAAGACAACATTAGTCCCTTAAATAACACATTATGGACAAACAAATAGTATACAACTCAGTGACCTGCCTAGAGTGCAACGAGACCATCGTTAGCTACCACAGACATGACTACGACACCTGTAGTTGCCCTAACGGGGCAATGGTAGATGGCGGAACGGCCTACCTGAGATACGGAGCTATGGACATGAGCAAGATTAAGCTCTTCGCTGTCTACGCTGACGATGATTACGAGACAGTGCGAAAGTACGCAACGAGAGGTAGTCGTGGTGTGGATGGTAAACAGCCGCTTACTTGGATACCACTCTGCGACATGGAGGACGACCACTTGGAGGCCTGCTTAGACTACGGTGGAGCAGATTGGCACATGGAGCTAATCCGCAAGGAGATTGCATACAGAAAGTTTAAAGAACATCAAAAGGAAAGCATCATTGAGTTGATGAATATAGATAGTTACGATAAATCAAAATAAGATGAACGAGATAGAGGTATTCATAAACAGGATGAGAAAGATTGGCATCGAGCTAAAGCTTGTAGTCAATGTACCATGGATATATCTTGTAAGCGTTAATGGTAATCCTGTAAAGGAAGAAGACTATACTGCGAATCACGGCTACACCATTGCTTGGTATCCTGTTAGATTAGGAGATGAACCACATCTAGATTCGGATTTAAACCGAACTTTTTACATCATTAGAAAGTATAAGGGGTAATTTTTGCCACATAACGTATACATAAACGTAAATAAACCGATTAAGTATTATGAAAATAACAATTGAATTTGATGACGAAAGAGATGCTATAGATGCCATCAATGGAGGCAACTGGAAAGCAGCTATGTGGGATTTAGATCAGGACCTACGTGGAATAGTTAAGCACGGCTATATCGGAAACAAAGAAGCTACTGAAGAGCAGATGGAAGCAGCTGATGAGCTTAGAAGAAAAATAAGAGAACACCTCGAATCATATAACATACACTTTGACTTATGAAAAAACATTACTACGAATTCCTATTACATTTCCTAGCTGGAATATCAGTTGGTTACTTAATATCATTTGCTATACATGGCTAAGTACGAACTCGATATCACAGCAGAAGACTTCGGAGAAATCATAGAGATTATCCGGGTACAACATTTTAGAATGCACGCAGAGCCATTCGCTAAAAAGATTGGTATGAAAGAAAAAGTATTGCTAAGTGTTGAAGAAGGTAGAGGTCCACATGGATTCCTTACCTTAAAGAAAATCAATGATGCCTTCCCGAACGTGAAGGTAACATTTACTGTAGAGGTCAATTAACGACCCTGCGCTACGTTTCGCTTTTTATAGTTCTTAGATCCCTTAATCTTAGAAGTCTTGGACTTGGCATGAACACCAGGTCTTTTCTTCTTAGGGGTCTCAAGCTTCACGTTATTGCCTGCCTGCTTAGCCATTACTTAAAGAATTTACGTTTCTTGTCAGCACGGTTCTTAGACTGTGACTGACTCATGGTTTTAGTTTTAGATGTATGGGCTACATCCTTGCCATCCATATTACCGTGTGTTCCATTCTTGCGATTGATCGCCTGTAGTACTGAACGGTACTTACGTCTAGCCGGAGTAGAATGGTACTCAGTATCATACTCTTTCTTCTTCTCACGAGCTTCAGGGTTGTTCTGATAGTACTTTGCAGTAGCAGATTTACCTCTCTTAGTTCCGGCTAGTCGATTTCTCATTTCTAATTATTTATAAGGTACATAAGTAGTCTTGCCACCTACACGCTTAGCTACAAGAATTTGCTTGCGTTGTTTGCCTGTAGACTCATAAGATACGTGAACCCAATCAGGATTTGTATCTGTCCCGAATTCCCAAATCATTTGGTCAAAATTTAGATTGTCTTTGATGAAATAAAAGATTTGAGCATTGGTGATAGATGTACCATCCATGTCAATATCAATCGCTTCACCAGTGCAATGTTGACTGGAAAGGCTTCCCCCTACGGCAGTATTCAACGCTTTGCTTCTGTACCCGGATGAGATATGGATAGGAACACCAAAGTGCTCACGGATAGGTTGGAATACGTTCTCAGCTAACTTCTTGAAGTTCTCTAAGTGCTCAGGTGTAGGCATATTAGAAATGCCTTTACGTTTTGCAGTTTCGCTACGTGTTACTTCTGCTAATGCTAAATTTTTACTCAGTTGCATCTTTATCTTTATTTTTAAGTTTCATAATACGTCCGGCAGTAGTAATACCAAACGCTCCTAAAGTTAGTAACATAAATCCATCAAAGATAAATTCTTTAATGACTAATTCGTTACCAATTACACCGGTGACTACATCTGTTAATAAGACAAACACCATTGCGAAAAACGAGATAACACCTACAAAGGCTTGCTCGTTAATTTGATTATCATCCGAGATCAACTCTCTGAAAAACTTTTTCATAGTTTAAAAATATTTAGTTTAGGTCTTTTTGGTTTTACCACATCGTAGTGCCAACCAAGGGGCGGTTCTTTTTGTTTATCGTCAGCAGGGCAGTCTTCTGTTCTCTTGTAGAACATTATATCACCCGTATAGTCATCCTTTCTTACAACGTAATCAGAGAGGTCTACAGCTACTATCTCTTTATTAATGTATGAGTAGTATATCCAAGCACCTTCAATAGCTCTCTTCTCAAGCCATTGACGTATGGTATCTAACTTATCCTCACGTACAATCTGTAGATCAATCACGTTCTTATACTGAACAACCTGTTGACTATAAAACATAAGAACCGTATCTCTAATCGATATAATAGAATCTTTGGTCTTTACCTCTGATTTAAACTTAGAAATCTTAGCTCTCTGACTATCGAATATAGCATTGATAGTATCAGCCTGAGCCTTCGTAAGAATAACTACTGAATCTCCATTAATTACCGTCTGAAGTGGGTAGCTTGATTGGCTGAAAATCAAACTCTTTACCAGTAGACTGCTTACGAATAACATCCTTTTCATTAGCTAATTCTTTTTTAATATCTTTTACTACAGATCTAGTGCTGTCAAGATCACCTATAACCTCAGATACCATCTGCTGTAAGTTCTCCTTGTCCTCTACTAATTCTTCGTTTTCAGCTTTTAATTCCTTTACACTTGTAGTAAGCTTCTTATTAGCCGTTGTAAGCTTCTTGTTATCTCCTGTAAGCTGTATGTTATCCTCAACTACGACAACGTGACCATGTCCGCTTGAGAATACTTGCATTACCACTAGTGTAATGAATAGAGAGCCTACAATGATGAGCTTACGTTTCATTTCTTACTTAAGAACATAAGAACTATCTCCTTGAGACTTTTAGAGCTCTCAGTGCTCTCTGTAAGCTTACTGTCAAGCTTCTCACGATACTCTCCTTCTAACTCATTTACCTTTGCCTTAAGATTATCCTCGCTCTGCATAAGTCGATTGAGAAACATCCAACATAAATAACCAAGTGCCAGGACAGCAAATCCTAGCACACCATACTGAGTTAATACTTCAAAAGGACCAAATGACATTACTTCTTAGTTTCGTCTAAGTATCTTTTGATAAATAACCAAGCTACGTAACCTAATGCCAAGACAACAAGTCCTAAAGGTCCGTACTCAGACAATTGTGAAAATACACCAAAGTCAGGTGTTGTTGATACTGTATCCATTATCTATTAATTATTAGTTGTTTTACTGCGTCTGATAATTCAGATACGTTTCTTGCCAAGTTTTTAATCTCAAGTTGAGTCTGTTCCTGTATGGCCTGATATTTGAGACGGGATTCCTGTTCTACTAACTCAATCTTTCCCTTGAGCTTACCTGAATCCTCAGTGTTTTTACGAACATCTGCGTGTACCATCTTTAAAAAATATCCTATAATAGCGATGGCCGTAACCATTCCAAACTGAATCAACTCTTGCATTATCTCTTGATAAATCGGTAAATAAAATAAACTATAGCAAAAATAATTAAAAAAGGTAAAGTGTTATTTAAGAGCATCTTCCATTCCGGAGTCTTCTCATAGTATTTAACAGGTATCTTCCTTTCAATTATCTGCTCTACGTATACAGTATCGCACTTACCTTCGATGAAAACTTGATCACCCTTCATCCATACTTTTACCTTGAGTTGTTCCTTCTCTAAGTAAATAGTATCTAGCAAATCATTCACCTTTACAACTGTGTCAACCTTAACCTCGGGTACAACAACTCTTACCGTATCACGCACTAAAACAGTGTCAGATGTAAGTAACTCAGGGTGCTTAGTAATAAGTCTTGTAAATCTAGTCTTAGGGCTACAAGAAGATAATACAATCAATAAAATAATAACGTATCGCATTAGTATGTTTTTGTTAAAGTGAATATTTGACTTGAAATTATGTCTCCTGTACTTGCTTGTCCCCACTGTGCCGTAACAACTAAGGTATTATCTACCGTGGTATTGAATCCGGTAAATGTTTCTGTACTGAAGTTAGTTCCCTCAAATGAGTTTGATGCATCCTTAGTGTAAACAAATGTACCACCTGTTGCAATTGAAGCTACTCCTGGACCTCCTAACGTTCTTATCGTAAAGTATACATCTAATTTCCAATGCTTATTTGTAGCAGCAGACATAGTTATAATACCTGTATCAGCTAATATAGTTCCATCACTCTTAATTCTTATCTGTAGTGTATGGTTGTTTACAGATGACAAATATCCCGTAGCAACTGCAAAGAAGCTATCTCCTACTTGAAATCCATTGGCAGGTACAGATAAAGTACCGACTCCACCGTTAATAAGAGATGTCTCTACAGTTGTATTGCTGATCGGAATACTTCTGTCTGTTTGAGTGTATAAGCCTCTTGGAGCTGACGAATAGTCTGGAACATTAAGTACGTCATTAACGAGCGTAGAAGGGCCTGAAAAGCCATTTGTGGTTAATGTAAGCTTGTTCTGCTTTGTGTTGTTGATAGTGGTGATGTCAGAATGAATTCCTGACAGATCAGATTCAATGCTTTTAATTTCTAAACCTTGAGTATTGGACAACTTTGAAAGAGCAATGATATCATCAATGTTCTTATTAGCAGTAAGCCCATTAAGAGTTTTCTTCTTAACGGGCCCAATTTGCTTAGATGTCCTTTTTGATTTAGGATTGTACATCTTTAGTTTCTTCTTCGCTTTCAGCAGGCTTAGAAGCAGCGTTCAAAATATTCAACATAGGAATACAGAACTTACCTGGCATCTCTGCCAATAGTGCTTCAATTTGCTTTACTTGCTCTTCTGATAATGTTAACATAGCTTTTTTTTTGGCTAAGTTACGAAATAATTGTAACCCCGATAGCGTCAGCTACATACTCATTCACTACGTTGTTATCCAATCCCCACGCTGCAAATTGCTCAGGTGTTAACGTGTAGTTGTCCGCCTTTAAGCACTTACCTTCTTCGGTTAAAAGTTCGTAGTACGTTGTGCAAGTAGTTGCAGTCGTTTCGAAGTTCAAAACAAGTACGGTCATTCGTGTTGCCGTACCTTCGTTAAGTGGGTAGACTACGGGTTCAATAGCTACTCCGTTTGTTGGTGTTGTTGTCATATATTTATTATTTAAACTATTTTTAATGTTCCTGCGTCGTTCCAAATTGCGCCTGTTGGTAAGCCCGCTGATGAGGTTGGTAAGCCTCCAAATATTACACGCCCGGCCGTTGTCTCAATCGCTCTGAAGTCTGCCGCTGACGTTAGCGTTGGGTTAATATAAAGACCTCTTGTGATTCCATTTGCTCCGCCTGTTTGGTTGATGGTGGCGTTAAGCAAAAAGCTATTGTAAACTGCCGTTCCACTTGTTGGTGCAAAGCGAGAAGATAATTGAAATCTTCCTGTTGTTCCACTTGTTAGTGTACTACTACCGCCCCCATCATCAATATTAAATGCGTATTGGCCACTTATAGTGTTTGCGGTTGTTCCAAATATTGTTCTGAAAGTTTCAAATCCAAAATAATTATTTCCACTTGTTATATTTGTAAAGTTAGTCAATGTTAATCCATTCTGCACCCTCGCAGTTCCGTTAACGTCAAGTCTAAAGCCTGCGTCTGTGGTGGTGTTGATGAGTACGTTGCCTGTAGCGGCTAACGTCATTTGAGCCGTGCTTGAAGCACCTGCTGCAAATTTAATGCGACCCGTTGCAAAGTCGTTAAGTATTGAAATATCTCCACCCGTAGAACTATTGTATATCCAAACATCTTTAGGTGATAAAGTTTTATATGCAGTTGTGGTAGTTGAATACTTGCCAAGCTGAGCGTTACCTGATGATGCGTCAGATGTTAATGTTAAAACTGCACTTGCTAAAAAATTTGACGTTGTATTAGTAATATTTAAAGAAGTACCAAGATTTTGGTTTTTAACAACAGTCAGTGTATCCTGCACCCTCGCAGTTCCGTTAACGTCTAAACGGAAACCTGCATCGGTTGTTGTGTTGATTAGGACGTTGCCCGTTGAGGCTACTCTTAGATTCTCGGTGTTGTTTGTAAAGATTGAAAAAGTTTGCCAATACGCATCTTTAAGGAATTGAATACCTGTTGAGCCATTTCGTGTTATTACAGGAGTTCCATTGTCAGACATCAATAGATTAGCAGATACTCCTGTTGCTTGAAAACCTCCTGAATTTGCAATTACTCTTGCCGTAAAATTGGCGGTTTGGTCTGCATTTAATACAAGAGCGGTTGTACCTTCTGAAGTCAAAGAACTACCACCGCCCGTTCCAAATGACATAGCCATCCCACTTGGTACAACATAATAACTCTTAATAAAAGCATTTGAAAGATTATTTGTATTTATATTGTTAAATCCTATTGAAACACCACTACCCGCTCCACTACCTGTGTTTTTTAGCAATATGCTTTTGACAACAGTAGAGTTAACTTGCGATACAAATCGCAAAGGTATATTTTCAACCCCTGTAAACGCTCCATTTGTGAATGTAGGTTGAATATCCAAACCAACAAGAGCATCATTGTTAGCCGCTGCAACTAAAGTGTTATTGAAAAAATTAGCTCTTGCAATTGCACCCGAGGCAGTAACCGAACCAACTGAATGAATGATTGCTGAAGGTGTACTCGTACCAATCCCCAACCTTCCATTCGTGTTATCCCAAAACAAGTTTGCGCTTTCCTGAACTACATTCCCCGTTCCATCGAATAACACCCGTCCGACTGTACCTGAAGTGATAGCAGTTGTGCCTATTGTTATGCCTGTTGAAATGGTGAACGTTCTATCTGCTGAAAGGTCTTGGGTTGTTCCGTTTATTGTTAGCGTGCGAGATGTAGGTACATAAGAAGACAATCCACTAGTTCTAACAAAAGGATTAGGACTTGTATTGGTGAATTCAGAAAGATCATATAACCCAGGATCAATAGATGCTGAATTAGTAACATTTACTATGTTAACTGTAGGTGTAGCAATAATATCTACTATATCCTCTGTTATGCTAACTGAAATATCTACACTCATCTTGTAACGTCATTTATAACACTAAACACTCCTGATATCCATGTATTCACCTCACCATTTGATAAAGTGATTTCTATGTCGTATTTATACGCTTTGGCATCTAAGTTAATAATAGTTTCGTTTATCTTAAATTCACCATTGGCAGCATTGGTAATCGTAATGCCTTCATCGTTTACAGATGTGAACTCTTGATATACAGTTCCACCATAATCAGTTCTTAACTGCATACGAATAAGTGCCCCTGATAGATTTAAGGGAACAGTGTTTACATTGATCTGGAAAGGAACCTCAGCAAAGGTGTCCCCTCTTTTGGTGGATAAGTTTAGTGTATTCATTCTTCTGTAATATCTAGAGGTACATACTCCTCAGTTATTGCGTGACCTGCAAATGCGTGTTTTGGGTTCTTAGGTTCGACAAGGTTTGCTCCGAAGTCATACTCATTGTCTGCCATCACATCATAGTGGTAGCCATCAGCGTAGATTGGTTCAGTAACTACTTCCATTCCATCCATTACGGGTGGCTCAATCATAATTTTTCCTATATTGACTACAGCTTGCACACCTTCGCCATAAGCCAAATAGACATTGCCATCAATACCTTCTGTCTCAACAAATATTCCTTTTGACTTTAAATCGTCAAGGCCTTGTTGTTCGTTCTCATAATTAAGCTTAAAAATGTTCATATCCTTATAAAATTTAATCCTTTACTTTTTCCATTAGCAATAGGTCTCTCATGATTACTATTAGCATTTACTGTTCTATAACTAGCATTAAATATTTCAGGCGTCTCCCACATATAGCATTCAATACCTGTTGTAAGCTCTCTAACCCTCATGGATGATTCTCTACAAGCTTCTTTTTGTCTTTGCCTAGTTATTTCACTTATTTGTATTCCTCTTTCTTTTCTTGTTCTTGATATTTTTTCTCTAGTTTCCTTATCATGTACTCTTCCTATTGAATAGGAGATAAGCATATGTTTTAATTTTTTCTTTGTTTCATCAGAATGCTTTAATCCAAAAGCTCCTTCTCCTCCTAAAGTAATATTACACAAATTTTTAACTCCTATAGATGAAATTAAAAACTTCTCCATTTCTTTTGCTGCATCTAAGCTTATGTTTTCAGATATAATATCAACTTTTAATCCGTATTTATTACATCTTCTTTTCCAATGTATATTCCTTCTGCTTTTATCATAAGCTCTCCGTACATTACTACCAATACCAACATAATATATGTCATTGGTATCAGGTGTCATATGTATATAAACTACTGCCATCCGATTTCTACAACTGCAGCAACTCCGTTTCCGTAGGCTTCGTGTTTTTCTCCGTTGAACTCAACGTCTACAAGTATGCCTTTTGCTTTAAGGTCGGCAATTGCTTGTTCCTTGTTTTCGTATGTTAGCTTATAAATCATATCGTTGTAAGTTGTGCGAGTTGGTCGTTAGTTAGGCGGGTTTGCCAAAGGGCTGCTGCGTTTATGTTATCAGCTAATTTGAAGGGGTCTGAATTAAATCTTTCGCCTAATAAAACTTGACTGCAAGTCGGCACGTTTCCGCTTGTATCGGTTCCTATTAAAACACCGTTAACATATAAAGCGAAGTCATTTTGCTTGTAAGCAAATGCAATTTTGTATCTTCCACTTGTTATTGTTGGCGTAAAAATTTCAGAAACCGTGGCGCCCGCAAATTGAACCAAAGTATATACTTTATTATTGACACCCGAAGTAGGTCGGTCAATCCCCACTATTATGCAATTATCAATATTATTAACATTGTTATTTATAGTAATTAAACCAACTACGGGACTTCCATCTTCATTCTTTATTGTTACATAAGCATCAACAAACAAAGTCCCCTCCGTTTGACCGATAAGCGAACTAATACCCGTCTTTGATATTACGTCAGCGTTGCGTGTTACACTTGCTGAGGTTGTAGGTATGTATGAGGTAGCGTATGAACCTTGTTCAGTTTGGAAACCCCAAATATTAACAGATGTTGAAAGAGTATTTACTTCACCACTAATTGATGTTGCCGATGTTACAAGCATTAATATATCAACGGTAGAAGTTGTAGATGTAGCTTGTCCCGTAATAGAACAACGATACCAACCATTACCTGCGTCTTCAATTTTTGCAGTTGTAGCCGAACCAAAAGAACCTACTACACCATTATTCAAATCAAAATTTGCCCATACATTTACTCCAAATGCAGGTGTAAAACCTTGTAGTTGTATAAAATTATTTGTATTTTTTTTGGCATAAGTTGATATAGTATATATATTTCCGCTTACAACTGAATATACTGTATTGTATATATAATGATTTGTATTAATTCCATTTCCAATTAAGGTATCAGCATTCTGTGTTCCATCGGGCGAAATATTACTATTTGCCGTTACAGTTACATTATCTTTTGCCCACGCAACACTATCAAAAGACGAACTCTGCAAGACAAGATTAGTCCTCTGCGGTTCTACTAACAAACTTGGACAATTACCGTTTGAGTAGTCAAGACGTGGAATGTTAAGCCTTGTTTCCGTTTTTTGGTAATCCTTGATTGTACCCTCGTTAAGTTGACCTCCCCAAATGAATGCTCCTGAAGTTCCATTTCCTAAATATGAGAATGTCCCATCAGCTGAACATAAGCCAATTCTTAATGCACTTGCACTTGTTATTGATACCGTGATAGTACATCTGAACCAATCATTTCCAACGCTTTCAATTGTAGCGTTAATAGGTGCAGAAATAATGTTTACTCCTAATGTGCCACTTGTTAAATTGAAACATTTCCCTTGACCAACTGAATCTGCATAAGCATAAACGAATGTTCGCTCTCCTTTTTTAGCATAAAAACTAAAAGTATTCACCCCATTAGCAGTTGCATTTTGATAAACGTGATGGCTATCATTTGCGGTGTTTTCAATTAATTTACTTGCGGTTGTTGTTCCGTTTGGTGCGGTAGCAATATTAGATGAAATTGTAGCTTCATTTTTTACCCAAATTACATTGCTAAAATCTTGCGAGTACGTCAACAAATTATAAGGCACTAACTCAACCAACCCCGCACTATTTACTCGGGTTGCAGTTGTTGCTCTTGTTACGGACATATCGCCTGCTCCCGTATTTGGGATCACTGAGTATAGTTTACCTTCCTTATATGAATTAGGAGTAACAACTAATGAAGCTGATTTTAGTAAAGTACCTAAACCATTTAGAGTATTATACTCACAGTTGTCTGATTCAGTAACTCCGCCATCATCATTAGCCCTAGCATTTAGTCCATAGGTTAATGATCTAGGCACATTAAAGTTTACGCTAGTGCCATCGTCCGTTCCAGACTGCTTATATAAATTGATTTTGGTACCCATAAATTAGTATGTGTATGCAATCAGTAATTCAGCTCCTGCTGTAGTAGCGTTATAATAGAAATTGCTTGCAGCAAAAAAGTTATTAATGTCTCCTGCATCAAATGAAATAGTCTCTCCCGGCTTAACTGTAATACTACTAAAATTAGCATCAGAAGAAATAGTAGCATTAGCAGTACCAACATTAGCAAATGAAATACTATTTACTTTTTCAATAATAGAAGAAGATGTAGTTACTCTAATTGATTGACTCTTCTTTTGAATACCTGATGAGCTGATAACAACCGCATTAGAAATCCATGATGAAATATCATTTACAGCTTGTGCAGCACCCGTAGTAGTATCAGTCCAAGTTGGTTGATTACTAATATCAACTAAGTACAAACGAAGAGAGTTATTCTTATCGTTAGCAATGAAGTTAATAGAAACATAGTATTTCCCTTTTACAGTATCAAATGCAAAAGAAATGCTTTTAAATGTCTGGAACTCATAGTACTCTACAAGATTAGAGTAAGTTAATTTGAGTTGACCATTGGTATTTGTAACAGTATACATTTTTTAATTTTTAAGTAGTAATTCGAATATAGTAACAATCATTAGCTCTGCGTCCAACAGCATCAGTAACACGAACCTTAACTAAGGCATCACTAGGAGATGATGTAAGCGCAAGATTAACACTAGACCCTGTAGAAGATCCAGAAATAGTAACTTGAGCTCTAGAGTCCTGAATAAACCATTGGTAAGTATAAGGAGCAATACCGCCTGATGGAGTAGCTAACAATGTCGTTGGACTTGTTCTAGTGATATCTACATAAACTTGTTGAGTCAAAGCAGTATTAATACTATTTAATTCAGATATGATAGCATCAATTACTTGCTGAATAGAATAAGTTCCAGGAGTTAATCCAAATGGATTGTCTACTCCAATTACAACGCTAGTCATATTATCTAATGCATTTACCATGTTAGTGGTGTATGCCTCAAGCAAAGCTAGAATATCATTTAAAGAAGCCCCACAAGGAACCTCCAATACGTTTAGTTGTCCATCAAATACCGTGATGTCTGATGTCTTATTAGGACAGTTATCAGAACAAGAACAGCTTTTGCTTCCGCAGTTAGTACAGCTCATATCTTAACAGTTACAGTTTTCATTCAAATTATTCATTAAGCATTGCTCAGTCTCCTCGCATAAAACGCCATAAGGCAAACAATGCAATACATTTAGTATCAAATGTTGCTTAGCTAAATCAGTCCACTCAGGACCACATTTAAAACCAAACAACTCCTTGCTACGAATAGCAGAAATATCAGATACTAGTTGATACTTCTTTTTCTTTATAAAATTACTAAATCTTGGCGTATAGTAATTACAGCAGTCAAAACATTCAACTCCTTTTATTGAAAAGTAAGTAATTGTCTGACCGTCATTCGTTGTTTCAACTGCATTAGAGTATGCCCCATAAGGGCAATCCCCTGTTGCGTTAGAGTACGATACCGTTGTTATACAGTTTTCTACGCTCATATATTAAAATTTACGGATAGCTCTTACTCCCATCCAATTGGATATAAATGCACCAGCATAAGTGTAGTACTCGCCCCAAATTGCAACAGGCATTTGAGTTGGCCAGAAAGTACTTGTCCAATATATAGTTTGAGGATCTATAATGTCACCAGTTGCAGATAATATAGACGAATTAATAGCAAAAGCATTTTGTTTAATTGCCATCATTTCATATAAAGATGGTAAATACCAATCTGACTTACCTCCATAAACTAATTGGTCACATATATACGCAGAATAATTTTGATCAACAGCAGAAGGTACTCCATAAAATGAAACAAGTGCAGCTGTATTTGCAGTTCCATCCATGTTTGAGTTTACAGCTGGATACAATCCATTTGATTGAGGTTTCCAAGGAATATAATCTACTACTCCAGTTCCAGGATTCCATGTTATTTTATTTTCACATAAAATAAGTCCATGTTCAACACCTAATGAATCTTTCCATAAATGAGCAATAGTACCACCTTCATATTTCTCACCAATCCAATGAACAAATGATCCAGCAGAAACAGGACCAGCAGGACCAGCAGGACCTTGAGGACCCGTAGCACCAATAGGACCAGCTACACCCTGAATTCCTTGTATTCCGGCAGGACCAACAGCACCCTGAGGACCAGTAGGACCAGTAGGACCGGCAGGACCAGCAGGACCAGTAGCACCATTTGCTCCAGCAGGACCCTGAATACCTTGTGGGCCATAAGCAGCTAAAGGTGACCAATTAGTAATGTCAAATGCAGGATTCAATGCTCCCGGACCCGAAACCGCATCAATACATAAATAAGAACCTCCTGCGTAAAATACAACATCATTTGGTGTATAAGACGAAGCAGCATTCCAATCACCTTCCCAAGTTAATCCAGCAGGTCCAATAGGTCCAGTAGGTCCCTGTGGTCCGGTAGGTCCAGTAAGTCCTTGAGGCCCAGTGGCTCCCTGTGGGCCAGCTACCCCTTGTGGTCCTTGGGGTCCAACAGGCAATGCTGTAATCAATTGACTACCTGATAGTTTCTTGGAAATAAATGCTCCACCCGGTTGTACTTCAGCAAGTTCAAATAAGTCACCAGCTTGAACAGCGGTGGTCTTAGCAGGTAATTGGGTTATCTTCTTATTACTCATTTTAATTTAATTTTCTAAGGTTGTAGTATTCAGTTCTTCTATAATCTTCTTCTTCAGTAATTCTGTACTCGTTGTCACAGTCTGTTTGGATAACCCATGACGTGCCATCAAACAACACGAAATACATCTCCCCATCTACTTCAAAAAAGTAATAAGGCTTACCATTTAAAGCTAACGTGTTTCCGTATTCGTCTTTTACAATTTCAGCAGTGTATACATTTTCAGTAAATCCTTCCGGGCCTTGAACATTCATTGTAATCTGAAGTTGCTCATCACAGCATCCACACTCAACAGCACTAGTCTTGAATACATATCCTGAAGAACCTACATTCTGAGTGTATATGTCTAATTCTACATTAGTGATTAGATCACGGAATGAACCAATAGGACAAGACAAATTCAATTCATTTATCTGACCTTTATCTTGATTTAGAATCATATCCTTTAATGTCCACTTTTCTGAAGTTGAATTAAAGTATATTAGGTAGTGACTAAGCGTCCCTAAAACATTTGCATCAAATTCAAAAGTATGGTATCCATTAAGCATTTGACCATTAGAATACAAATTAAGGTACTGTCCGTCACCGTATAACAACAACAAAGACAAACATTCTGTATCCCATTCACATTGGCTTAATGGACAAGTAGATGATGATGGCAAAAGACCTAATAGTACTTTAGTGCTTGTTGTATCATCAATATAGTAAATCTCCCAATTGTTATTCACCTGACTAAAATTCATATAGCAAGGAACAGTAGGTGATGGGCTTATAGCGATATCATCGAAGCAAACAAAAAATGGGTACTCAGGAACAGAACCCTCATGACCAGTAAATACAACTGAATCAATCATCAGTCCATTCTGATAGATATCAAGCTGAACACCGCAAGAACAATCTACAGCGGTATTACAATCGTTAGTGTGATTACAGTTACAAGCCATTAGTTACAGCAACAAAGTGATTTAAGTATATCCATGTGCTTCTGAGCATTTGTCCAATCGAATGCACAAGCAGCAAACTCTAGTCCGTCTAAAGTAATTCGCATCTTCATAGCCTTCATAAATGATTTGTTGTCACACATATCTTTACAAGGGTTTGATTGCATACCACAGAACGCATCAGCAACAGCCTTACGATAGCAGTCTTCAATCGAGATACAGGTAATTACAATAGTCTGTGAAGTACAGTAACGAGTGTCACTACAATCACTAGTGTCAGTATAAACAGACCAATAAGTATGGTTCGTATCAAGAGCAGGGTCAACATTAGTAGAAGAGCCAACAGCTTTGTACAGAACACCGTTACGAAGTACAATCGGCTGAAGAAATGCTTGATAATAAACATCGTCTTGCCAATTAGGATAAGTACATAATTCAACTTTCCATAAGCCATCCTCATCAGTGTTCGTAAATGAATACGAAAACGTGTTATTAGAAATAGAATGAGGCGGTATGGTGAAATCCCTATTAGCAATATCAGAAGTAGCCATGATGTACGAACTACCGTCACCACGTGTAATAGTAATGGTACGGCTAGTAAAGTCAGCAGACGCATGGCCCGGAAGATCGTTAGTTGAATAGTTGGACGTATCCTTGAAAGTAATCTTTTTGCAGTCGCAAGATACTTCTAATGAGCTACATCCGTCAACGAGTAACGAAGCTTTGAATGGATTGTTAATAGGTGTTGCCATTTTTTGTTATTGTTACAAATTTAAGTTTTTATTTAATTGTGTAATTTCTAGTACATTGAAGGATACATATTATCGTAATTAACATCGTATATATTATCGTACATTGAATTTTTCTTAGGTTTCTTAGCCGGCTTACCTGCGCCAATCTTACCTTCACTATCAAACTCTGCTTTCAATGATGGGTCTAACAAGATGTTAATCATATAGCGTGTAGCATCGCTGTCAGTCAAGATTTTACGTATTTCATCATCTGAGTATCCTAATCTTCTCATCTTATTGGTAAGCTCTCTAGCGGCTTTCAATTCATCAGCAACATCTTTATTAGCCTGAACTCTTGCTTCCTCAAGATTCATTTTGGCCTCATTAAGCTTTTCTTTGGTTGTTTTGCGTCTGTCAAATTGATCCTGTACTTTTTCAAGTTCTTTTTTAGCATCTTGAAATTCTACCTTGTGCTCTCCTTGTATCTTGTCAAAGTGTTCAAATTTAATCTTAGAAGAATACTCTTTTCCAATGTCAACAGTTCTTGGCTTCATACCAAAGTACATATTCATCAATTCGTATCTAGGATCTTTATCAATTCCTGGTGATGCTTCTCCACCTTCTATAGCGTCAAGAAGTTTACTTACCTGACCTACTACACCTGATGGTAATATTCTTTCACTTACGAAATACTCAAGCTTTTCAATAAAGCTCATTTTTTCAATAGTAGCTGATGCTTCACCGTACTTATCAAGGTTCATTAATGTTTCGGCTAATCCACCAACAAAAATATCTTGAGTGTAGTAAGGTTTAAGCAACTCATCTGCCATTGCATCAAATCCATCTTCAGTCAACGCTCTGAAATACTTAAAGTAAAGTGTCTGAGGGTCAATTCTTGATAAATCTAAATACGTATGTAGTCCCTTTTTGTTATTGTCTAAGTGCAACAACATATTGTATTGACGGTATTCAGGCATTAATGAACGCATTGCTTCATCATCATCATCATCAAATCCTGATATAAATGCATTTACGGCATTGTAAATAGCATAAGATATAGTACTAGTAATTGCTAGACTAGATAATTTAGTTATTGATCTATAAGCTAATTTATTTGCCTCTTCTGAATAGCCTTCTTTTCTCATTTGTCGGCTATCAGAAACCATTTTAATTGCATCAGTAATTATGTTTTTATCGTTGACTTTTGATTGGAAGTCGAACTGAATAAACGTACCGATTAATGGGAACTTAGAAAGCGCTTTGATGATATCAGGAGACCTATCGTATGTAGGCATTTGCTTACGTACATCAATAGCAGTCTTCTCACGCATACGCTCTTCTATAACTTCAGGAGAAATACCCTGTTTAGCTAGAACAGAACCATATGTATCTAAGTTCTTTTGTTTTTCTTGCAAGTACATGACCGCTTTGAACATGGAGTCAGATAGAGCATAAGAAGCAGTCATAGCATCCCATGTATCACCCTTAAATTGTTTTGCCTTGCCTAATATTTGAGCAATTTTACCTTGAACTAATTCAGCTGGAATAGTGTTGTCAAATGCCGTTTCAGTAAGTTCTCTGAGCATTTCAACATCAATGTTTGTACCAATTACACCTGTTGATGTCAATTCTTCTAAAAGTACTTTTGCTTTTTGTTGAGAAGTCAATTGACTAAAGTCACTTACCCCAAAGTATTTTTTTTGATCTTCACTCAATGCACCTATCACACCGCCTTTGTTATACATCGCTGAGTTATTGGCGATATTAGATATAGCACGAATAATAGTTGGAACTGTATTTAAGACAGCCGCAACAGAATTCTCTTTTGAAAATACTTTCTGGCTTGAGAATCCTTGCTCTAATGCTCTCATAGCACTAGTCATACCAAATGGCATATTTCCTGTTTTAAACAATTGGAAATAACCTGATATGTAGTTAGCTGCGTTGGATCCAATAGATAGTACAGTAAGATATGCTTTAGTCAATGATGATGCCGCTGTAGCCACACCAATCAAGCTATCTCCAGCCATACCCATAGTAGACATCTTCTTGTTCTTAGCCCTATCAAATATATTTAAAGGAGCAGCGCTAACGATATCTAGTAAGTTTGGGGTTCTGTCGTTAAGGAATCTATTCAACTCAGGAGAAACGTAATATCCACGTAATCTACTTCCTGGATCACTAATCAAAACAGTGTTATTACCTGATGCTTTTTTACTAGCTAAATAACCTGAATCGATAATTCCTTGCTCCATCATTCCTTTGTAAAGAATCTCTGACTGCTTAGCAATAGTGTTTGCATAGTTAGTAGCAGGATCCTTAATCTCACGAAGGAACAATTTGTACGTTTCATCTAAGTTTTTCTTTTTCTTTAGCGCACTCTTAGCTTTTGATGATGTCAATGACTTCTGAGTGTGTACAAATGCGGATAAAGATTCACGATCTTTTACAATCTCATTAAGGTGTCCGTAAATAGCCGCTTCATTAGCATTAAATTTAATGCCTGCATCAGATATATCCATTGGAGCATAGAAATCAAGTGAACCTTGACCTGACCCTAATTTTACTTTTCTTAGATTAATTGGCGCTCCATTTAACTTAAGTTTTGCATTATCCTTAAGGAATTGCTTAAACTCATCCATGTTATTGAAGTTCAATGATTCTGTTTCAATACCAAATCCATTTTGGAATGTTACCTCAACACCTCCGGTTGGTGAAACTTTGTAATTGAGCTTAGATGCAGTTTGATAAGCACCATTGTATACCCAATCTAAAATTTGATTTCTTTCAGCCTCGCTAAATAGATTCATCCAATCACCCTTATAATTCCTTCCTGAGAACGCATAATAAGATGTGTTGACATAGACATCGTTGTTACCTGTAATAGTTGCTGTAAGGTCCTCATTGAATAGCCCTGATGCAGCTAATTTAGCTTGAAGCATATCAATCTGATTACGCATAGACTCAATTACCGGTTTAATCATTGCTTCAGCTTGAGCATCGCTAGAAAACCAATCAGCTCTTTTAACAGGGTCTGACAATGATTGATTTACATCTAATAGTACATCAACTTTGTTTTTGCCTGTAGCTTTAACGTAATCTTTTACCGCTTGATTAAGGTCTGATACAGTATCCTTAACCCTGTTCTGCCAAACTTGAATATCTCTACGAGCTTGTTTAAGTCTGTAAGCTTCATTCTCCTGTAGCCCCTTATTTGCAAAGAAGTTAGTTCTTAACCAATGAGAAGCAGGGCTTTGTGGAGATGCAACTGATCTAGATACAGTGACTCCAGATAAATCACCATCCATTAAGTCAGCCAATTGATCCTTGTTAATCATGGATATTGGGCTATTTCTATTTAATTGTTTAGCTATGCCCTTAACATAATCGTCAATGCTTGATCTACTCAAGTCTAATTTAAGTGAGCCAATCTTGAATACTCTAGCAATAGTCTGCCATAATTCTTTAATCCAAGTTACAATTGGAGCTTTACGACTATCCTCAAAGACCTTCTCAGCTCTGTCAGCAATCATCTTAGAAAGTGCTTCAAATTGCACTTTTTTCTTTTCACTATCAGATAAGTCTTCGTATTTTTTATTGCCATGAATATATGCGTACTCAGCATCATTCACTACCTCATCAATGTACTCTGTAGCCTGCTCAACTAAAGCTAAGCCACGATTGTATAATGAAGGGTTAATTTGCTCAATAGCCATTAAGTATACGTGAGCATACTCTTCAAAAGCTGTGTTTCCGTTAGCTACACTAGGATTTAAGTAAATAACACCATCGTGCAGTAATGCAGCAGCATATGGACTAGCGCCCAAAATTCCTGCAATGTTGTCAAATGCGCCCTGATCTACAATTAAGCCCCCACTAATTCTACTTAGGTTAGGGAATACTTTCTCTAACTGTTCAATCAAACCGGCAGCAAAACCAACAGCAGCACCCCTTCTTTGGGTAGCCATGTGTCGATTTCCTTTCTTAGGTTTCTTTTTAGTTTCAGTTTCTGCGGTAGGAGCTTCAACAACCTCTACACCATCTTCAAACTCTTTACTGTTAAGTGTATTTTCAATCTCCGGAGTCATATTCTCTCCGATAGCATCTCTAGTTTCCTGCTTAGCTTGATCTACTGCTTTGTTTTTAGCAGCACGTTTAGGATTTTCTTTTAAAAACTGTTGTTCTGCTTTAGCGGCTAGTTCTGGTCCGATACCATATAGATATCCATCTTCAGATCTTTTCTTCCATTCTTTGGTATTAAAGTCGTAAACAAACTCGTCATTACTAGTAATGCCATTCTTAACTGTACCAAGAATTACAATTTTTTTGTCTTTACGGGTATAGTTAACGGCATCATTAGCCTTTGCATTCATTTCGTCATTAACATCAACCCATTCACCTTTACCGGTAAGCCCTTGCCATCTACCTGTTTTTCTATTTTTTTTATAAACAACTTGATTTCCTGTTCTACCTTCTACAATAGCGTAATCACCATTGCTTTGCTTAGCAACAGTAATCCATTCTTGCTTAATTTGCTCAGGAGTTTTACCTTCAGGCTTAACTTCTGTAGTCTCGTATTCAGGTGTTTCTTCTTTAGCTACAGGTTCTACAGGTGTAGGTTCTGCTTTAGTTTCAGCTACAGGTTCTACTTTAGATGATTTTATATCTTTAATTACTTCATTAATGTCATTTGTATAAGTTTCTGTTGTTTTTCCATCAATACCTTCAGCTATTTTTGAATAAACCCAAACATATTCTTTTGGATCTCCATATTTATCTTCAGCATCAGATGTAGCATCAGGGTCTTCTACTTTACTAAGTCCATAAAGTTCACCATCTATATTAATAATGAACCCATGCTCATTACTCAATTCAAATGCATTATCTATTGTTAACCTCTTAGGTTTAGACATTGGCTTAGGCGCAACCTTTCTAGCCTCAAGTAATTTTATAGCATCAGATCCACCGGGAAGTTCTTCTCTAGGTATTCTATCATTAAACCAATCGTCAATAAAATTATCCATTTCTTCTTCAGACATTTTATCAAGCATATCGGCACCACGAGATATCTTTTCTTCGTTAGATTCAGTTTTAGTCTCAGCTACAGGTTGTGCAGTGGTTTCAGCTTTTGTTCTTAAACCTAATTCATATTGAGCATCTTCTTGACTTATCTTTTCAAGGTTAGGGGCATATCCATGTAATACCGGATCAGGTGCTTGATTTTTTGATATTTTCTTACCGATATTAGATGCGTTAGAAATGCTTCCCGTTTCTGATATTTCTTTAAGAGCGGCATTATATTGTTCAGGAGTGGATTCATAAATTGTATCACCAACTCTATGATAAACCATAGTTCCTTTTAAGGCAGCGTCAATTCTTTCTTTCTTGTTCTTAGGAATTTTAACTTCCTTAACTTCAGCTACAGGTGCGGCAGGAGTTTCTACAGCAGGTTCAGTTGCTACAGGAGCAGTAGGTGTCGTTGCAGCTTTAGGCTTTAGGTTAGGAATAGAAATGACTCCATCATTGACGTACTGATCAATAAGCCCATCATTGAGTGCCTTCTTAAATTCAGATTCAGACATCCATGTATCTGTACCTGGCAATTGGTATCTACAAGGTTTAGCCATGTTATTTTCCTAGTTCTTGGTCAATCAAAATAGGTTCGCTAGTTCTGCTTAGACGAGCAATTAAATCACCGTACTCTCCAACGCTTTCTACTTGAAGTTCAATGTAGTGGTGGATAAGTGGTTTGATTTTAGGACTACATTTGTCCCAAGCAGCTTCGTATTTAGAAAGCAAGTTCATCTCCATTTCTAGAGCAGCCTCAAATGCTTCCATTAAATCGTCTACGTCTACGTCTACAGCTTCTAACGCTCTTACTTCAATCTGCTCATTCATATCATTCATGAATGCTTCTAGGCCATTGAAATGCTCACGCTCACTATTTGACTCATTCATAAAGAACTTCTCAGCGCCAGAGAACCCAATAGTTTTCATTGTATTAGATAAGTGAAGATACACCTGACTAGCCTTAAGCTCTTCGTGTCCTAAGGAGTTGATCATCTCTACTTCCTGATTTGTCAATAGTTTTTTCATTATCAGCAATCTTTATTAATTAAGTTATTCTTTTCTAACTCTTTTACTATCCTAGCAAAGTTAGTATCTATTTTCGAAATTCTATTATAGTCCTCTCCGTATTTAGTTTTAATCTCTTTAACGGCATTTGTTTTAGCTGTACCCTTAAGTGCTTTAGCTGCACTTAGTTCCTCAAATGGATTAGCTGTTGTAGTAGCTTCAGGTGCTTTAGTTTCTTCAACCTTTACCTCTTCAGTTACAGGAGCTTCTACTTGGGCTTGTTCTTGTTGACCAAGACCTGCATCTATTAACTGTTGTCCACTAAATGTTAATCTTATAGTTTTACTAGCATTTTTACCTCTTCCTTTTTGAGATTCAGATTTGCTTATTGGATTAACACTTCGTAATTCAGATGGTATTTCTGATTCAGATGCATATTCAAATGAATATCCTTGAGATGGATTTACTGTTATTTTTTGTTCTTCTTGAACCACTCCACTAGGGCTAACCGTTTCTTCGCTTGTTTCAACGACAGGTTGCTCTTCGACAGATTCTTGCCCTTCTCCGACTTGACTTGGTAACCCTGTTTGGTTTTCTTGATCATTTACTTCAGTATTAATTGGTTCTACAGTTTCAGTAGTTGAAGGCGCTTCCTCTGTTTTGCTAGGTTTAGCAACCTTAGTTGTCTTCTTGCCCTTAGGAGTCTTTTCTTTATCTGTATCTGCCTTTTTCTTTTTCTTTACAATAGCCTCAGCGTTGTCTCTAGTGTTAGTCTCAACCTTTTCACCATCTTCATTAATCTCAACAATAGGCATATTAGCATCAGCTAATTGATCTTCTATCATATTGATAGACATCCACATATTGTCTTTAGCATTAAGTGACTCCCAGAAGTTCATTGGCTTACCTTCATTATCGTACTGAAGACCTGTAGTCATGAACTGATAATCTCTAAGGCCTTTTTCCTCTTCTGTAAGCTTACTTTCTTCTTCGTCTAACTTCTGATTTACCTGATCTAATAATTCTTTATTCTGCTCAATTTTAGCTTTGTTCTCTTCCTTCCATTGTTGGTAGTCTTTGTCAGCAAGAATCTCTAAACCACGAGTCTTAATAAATACAGTAGCCATAGCTCTTTGCTGCTCAACAGTTAAGTTGGACTGCTCAAGCATATTAGATACAGTTTGCCAAGATAAATTAGGGTCAGATACAATACCGTTGAACTTATTCCAAGACTGCTTATCAATCTGTACAATTTGAGATGTTCCATCGATATCTTGAGCCTCAATAGTAACATTATCACCTGAAATAGATGCTCTAGCATTCTGAACGATAGTACTTCCTGCACCGAATATAGCGACTGATGCAGCAGTAACTTGAATCTCATCTGGAGTCATACCAAAGAACTTAATTTCTTTAGTTCCATCAGCTTGTTTCTCAGGTCCAAATACTTGCTCTCCATACATAATGGATTCCCAAGAACCTTGAATAAATTCTTCAGCTGTTTCACGAGTAATACCACTCCATGGCATTGATGTAGTGGCAATAAATTCAGATGCTTCATCAACAGATTTGAACCCAGCACTTCTAAACCAAGCCCCAACCATACTTCTTTTTATGAATGTCTCAGTACCCATGTACTCAAGCACTTCCTTAGTTACGTTGGTCATAGGTAAGTGACCGCCTAAACGCTCGATGGTAGCCATTCCAATCCAATTACCATAAGCTTTAAAGAACTCATTGAATTCATTTTTGCTAGTATTATCAAATTGAGCAACTAACCCATCGAAAGTACCTAGTTCCTGAACTGTTACGTTCTGAAGCATATTCTCTGTAAATGACTCATATGCTCTAGGAGATGATGCTCCTTCAGCCATACCGCCACCTAGAAATGCTGCAATCTTTTCAATTCTTTGAATAGTCTCAGGAGCAGCTCTTTCAGCAGCTACACGAGCAACATCGTCAGCAGATGATTTTGCAATATTAGCAACCGTCTGTACAGCTTTTGTAGCTAAATTTCCTCCGACTACATTTACACCACCAGTCATTGCCATTTCTAGCATAAACGTACTAGTGAAACCTACTCCTGCTCCAATTTGGTATGCAGTGGACGGTGGACGAATTTCATTTAATTTATTGAGTGCAGCTTGAGCTTCAGTCATAGAAATGTCAAATGAATCGAATGTACCATCTTGGTATCTATCCATTGCATCTCTTAAATTCTGATTTCTTTGTATGCCTACAAATGCTCCTAAAATAGGAATATCAAAACCTGCCGAAGCACCATTAAGTAATTCAGTGTACCACTCTTGATCAGTTTCAGGATGAGACAATATCTCATTCAACATCTTCTTAGTGCTAAGTAACTGTTCCTCTTCCTTTTGTGAAATTGGTAGTTTAGCTCTAGTATCACCGTAATCACCAATATGGTCACCAACTTTAAATCCAAACTTTTCCTCTAAGTATTTAATCTTATCTAACTCAGCATCAGCAAAACTCTTAATACCAAATACAGTTGGCTTGCTATTGTTAGGGTAAAGCAAATCATCAACAGCATAGAATACATATCTATTCTTAGCGTCAGTACCTGTTCTTTCAGGCATACTAGCTAACCATTGATTCTTTTGCTTGTCAGAAATAGCTCTATATCCTGTCCACTCAGACCAGTGTTTAGCTGCTTCCTCTTTGTTTACAGGGTACTTCTCTACATTTCTTTTAATGTAGTTATTAGTGTAGTTTATAATGGCAGACTTTTCAACTTCCCATTGATTGGAAATCATCTTTCTTTTTTCGTAGTAAGATGCTTCTTTGAACTTCTGTGATTTTACAACGCCATCAGCACCAAGTGGAATTTTATCCGGGTCCTTTACATTTGATTGACCTTGATATAAATTCAAATCATTGTTTACACCACCACGGTATATCTCCTTAGTAGTTTGACCAATCTTATTCTTTAAATCATTAACAGAGTTAGTGTACAAATCTTGTCTGAATGAATACCACTCACGGTTGTAATCAGCTTGAAGCTTAAATACAGCCGCATCTAAGTTATCCTTATACTCTCCAAATGCCTTGCCTATAGCAGGTATCTGCTTGAGTTCAGCCATCATTTGATCATTAAGCTTAGCCGCATCTTCTTTAGATGGAGCAGCTGAAATTAATTGAGAGTAATTATCTCTGATAGCCGCAGCCTGTGGATTGTTCTGTATCTCAGACATAATCTGTCCTGACAAAACCTCATCCATAGAAGTTTTAACCTGATTGATTTTAGTAGTTAGTATCTTTTGATTCTTACCAACCCATTTATCATTAAGCTCAGTTACGTTTTGAACTACGTCATTAGCATCATCAGCAATAGAAGAGTTTAGCTTAGTGCTATTCTCTCTTGCCATTTTAGCTGCTGTTCGCTTAAACCCATCGTATGTATAAGGGTCTACGTTTCCATTTTGCTTAAAGTCCTTATTGTACTCTACCTCAAACAAATCACGAGCATACTCAGTTAATCCCGGATTTAAGTTTTTAGCCTCTGGATTATTAAAGAAAAGATTAGGGTTACCGGTAGCAACGCTTTTTTGAATTAACTCTCTACCTTCTTGATCTAACCATTTAGCTTGGTCTTTAATCTCTTTAATCTTAGTAGGCGTAGATATGTTATCCTTAGCAAAACCATCACTAGACAACCCTAAGTTAACAGGAGCTTTATAAAATGGAATACCTTGATCCTTACCTACGAACTCCCATTTCTTTGAATAGATAGACTTTAAATCTGTATTTGTTCTATTCTCAAATTCCTGAAGCTTAGTTACAGGTGCTTGAGGCGGTATATACCTTTCCTCTTCTTTTTTAATCACCTGATTATTAACATCTATAAGCTCTTTTCTTTTAACTCTTTCATCTTTTTTAAGAGCGTTTATAGATTGAGTTATTTGATACTTAGTAGACTTATCAATTTTACCACCAGGCTGAATCCAAGTTGGACCTGACTGACTAAGAATTTTATATGCTTCAGGAGTTAATACACCTAAATTTAATGACTCCTCAAGAGAGTTAACATTGGTTTTATTTTGATCAAGACTACTTAATAAGTTTCCAATTGTATTAGCTTTATCTTCAAATCCCTGATTAATAACAGCTCCTGTAGCCATTTCATCAATTTGATCTTCAGTAACACCCATGATGTTAGCCCAATTGTTGTAATTGGAACTAACCTTAAGCTTGTCAAATTTTACAGTAGGAACATCAACATCACCAAATGTAGACTCATCCTCTACACCTTGTGCTACTCTTTCTAAAATTCCATCGTATCCACCTTGAGCTTTGCCCTTAGAGATGACTTCGTTCATCTTCTTAATAGTAGGGTCTTCAACAGGAGGAGTTTGAGCTACAGCCTGTACATATGATTGAACAGAAGGGTCTAGCGAATCAAATTGCTTTTGCTCTTCGTGTGTTTCACGGTCAGCTTCTGATTGGAAAACAATATCACTATCATCTTCTTCAGTAAAATTCTGACCAACTATTTCACCAACGTTAATTACATCAATAGTAGGTGTAAGTAATGATGCATTTTTTACGTAAGGATTATTAGCATCAGCCTCAGATTTGTATCCCATTGGATTTGAGAACATACTAATGCTAGACGGTAGCATTTCAGTTTCAATCTTTGTAGGTGCAAAAGGTACAGTAGTTCCTTGCTTTTGTGGCTCAGTAGGTTTTTTTTCTGGCTCAGTAGGAGCAGGTGTCTCCACCTTAACTTCTTCTGTTACTTCCGTTTGAGTAGGAGTAGGAGCAAATGGAATAGGAGGCTGTTCAACAACTTCTCCTTCATTAGGAACTGTTGCAGGCTGTGGAGCAGGATTAGAAGGATCAACGATACCTTCTTGAGCTTGCTGCGGTAACTTTACGTCAAACTGCTCAGGTGTAGATTTTATATCTGTCTGTAGTTGAATAGTTTCACCCTCACCACCTGTTTGAGTGTTCATAAAGTCTTGAGCCATAATAATCTATTTAATTACAAATATAGCTATAAGTCACTTACTAAAGGTTCGTATCAGGACCAGCAGCATTAAATGTAGGGTCAGTAGATACTTTTTGTTTTTCAGTAGAGAACATAGCATCTAAAGTTTGTCTGTCTGTAGGATTATCTTCAGGAAGTAATTGTACTTTGATTTTCATTCTACCAGGAGCAGAAACAACATTTCCATTCTCATCAGGCTCTCCTGCAATAACAATATTCCCAACTGCCTCTGTACCAATACCTTTCCTCTGTGCATTAGCGTATTTAGAAATATTATCTTTACTTACTTTTCTAGTTGCAACTCCATCATGATAAGTCTCAAACATTCTACTTTCATTAATGCTACCCATAGATCCACCTTTTTGGAATGCATCTAATTCTTTTATGTCTTGGGAATCTAAAGCATAACCTTTTCTATTTGCTAATACTTTATTAATTGGCAACCATTTATATTGAGTTTCACCTTTTGGTTTTACCCAAACTTGAGTTCTATCAGAAGGATAAACAACATTCATTTTTTTATCGGCAGCAGAATAAGTAACAGATCCATATACTTCACCTGTTGTTTTATTATGATAAGGTGTGAATCCTGCATCACGATATGCTCTCATTAATGCAGCTGTTTTCTTTTCAGGTGTATTTATATTTGGATTATTATTTATTGCTGAAATTTTATCTTTAAGCTTAGCGTCATTAGCAGTATTAATAGCCCTAGTCATGATAGTTTCTTTTTCCTGATCATATCTTTTTAAATCTTGACTCTTAGCCCAATAATTGTAATTATCGTTTTTAAGATTCTCCATTTTTTGCTCAAGACTAGCTGGAGGCATTTGAGCAAGAATGTAGTCATTTAAATCTTTAACAACTTTTTGTTTTTGCTCAGGAGTAGCCCCAACCATTTTTTGCTCAACCCAAGCATCAACAACTTTAGGATCTAAGTGGAAATATTTCTTGACAACTGTCATGTATGAATCATAACTACCCGAAACTTTTGCTTTTTCTATAGCTTGATTAATCTCATTGAGATTATCCATTGTAATCTCCTTATCTGTTTTAAGATTAAGAGGTAATGAAACCGGATCGCTTTTCCACTCTGCAAGATTTTCTTGAGCCCAATCAATACCACTCGCATAGTTTCTAATTAAACCAGCTTTTTCAAGAACATCATTTTTACCAGATAATACATCTTGAACATCTAATTTACCCTTTCTGTAATCAATCATTGCTTGTAATACATCCTCAGGTACATATGCAGGTGCTTTACCATCTTTTGGATTAAGGCTTTCAAATACTTGATTTACAATCTCATCAGTATAAGCGAGTTCTTTAGCAGCATTTTTAATACTATAAACTTTCTGCATAGCTTCTTTATCCTTCATGATGGCATTCATATCCCATCCATGCTTAGCCCCTATGTCATAAAGATTAGAATAAGCTGCTTGTTGGAAATCAGCATTAAACTGATCAGGAGCATTAGGAACTTGTAAGAACTCATCCTTTTTCTTTTGCACCGCTTTAGCAGCTTCTAGCAATGATCTTTTTCTAGCATCATACAATCCCATAGGAAGTAATGATCCTGCGCCTGAATAGATTGTTTGGCTACCGATACGGCTACCTGAGAACGTTCCTACTGCAATATCTCTACCTGCATTAGGATAGTAGTCCTGAATACCTAATTTCTCTACTACAGCGTAAGGAATATTAGATGCTTGATTTCTATATTGGTCAAAAACGCCTCTCTGAATATCTTCTACAGTGCTAACTTGATCAAAAGCAGGTCTTCTGCCTCTTAAATCTTCATTAATTGCACCCATAGTGGCATGTATAGCGGATTTATTTTGATTCGCTAATTCTAATTTTTGCTTTTGCTCTTCTTGTCTTGCTGCTTCTGCCGATGCTTTAATATGTTCTATTTCGTGAGGGCTTTCAGCATTTTCAATTTGAGCAAGTATAGCTTTGTCAGTAACTGTATTATTTGCGTCAGATGATATTGTCTCAATTAATTTTTGCCCTTCTTTAGGCTGACCATAACCTGATTCATCAACAGGCTCAGTTGGAAATACATATGCGTTTGGAGAATCGGGATCATTTGGCTGATTAACGCCAGACTCATCTACAGGTTCAGTCGGAAATGTGTATGCATTTGGAAAATCTTTTCTTTCAAATGGAAATACTTGATTTTTTGGTTGACCAAATCCTGAGTCATCTGCTGACTCATCAATTGAAAATCCTGACTCTACTCCTTTTTTAAGCTGTCTAGGAATTTTTTCTTTTTTATCTTTAGGAACCGATGTGGCATTTACTAATGCAGAAGATTTTGACTGTTCAACATTAACAGATTCATTTGTTTTAGGCGTACCAAATCCTGAGTCATCTGCTGACTCATCAATCTTAAATGATGATTCTACTTGACCTTCTCTTAAAGCCTTAGATATTCCTTTTCTTTTCTTTCCCATTATGCTTTACCTTCAGTTTGTGGTTGAGTTTTAGCGTATTCCTTAGCTAAATAAGCAAAGAAATCACTTGTCAATTGGTTATTTGAACCATTACCATTCATTTTACCACCGCCAATAGTAGCAAGTAAGTTCTGCATACCAGCTTGTTGCATTCTAGCAGCATCAGCTTTCATTTCATTTCTACGTAGCAAACTTAAGTCAGTAGCACGGTTAACCATGTTAGTTGCTTGTTGTTGCTCTTGACCGAGAAGTTGAGCTAACTGCTGACCTGATTGAGCTGAAATATTACCCATCGCATTGCCAATCAATTGATTATATTGACCATAGTTAACAGGTCCACCTGCTCTAGCAGCATTAGTCATCATGGTTTTACCCATCTGACGAACAGATGCATTTTGAGCAGCGTTAGCGGTTCCTGTTTCGATAGCACGTCTACGTCTACGAATAGTATTTAACATCTGACGCTCCATTGGATTCTCAGCAGGAGGAGTCATAGCATTGGCTTGATTATTCTTGACAGCTCCCATTATGGCCTGTCCACCTGAAAAAGCTAATTGACCTAATTGACCTAATTGATTACCACCTGGAATAGAACCAAGCAATCCTGATAATACACCAGATTTATTTGATTTAGTTTGGCCAAGTGTATTTGTAGGTACTCCATTAGGGTTAGAATATCCAGCTGTATTTTTATTAGCAACGTCTAAAGCCATTTTAGCTCCTTGCATCATTAAAAACGGATCCATAATCTATATTTTTTCAAATTTAATAATTATTTTAAAGCCTTGTACTGCACTGAGGTACTTGTTACAAGGAACTCCTCATCCGCACTGCTTACAATCTTGAATATAACCATGCGACCTTGGTTTCTTTCATAAGGTGCATAGGTTGATCTTGGGATATAACACTCATACCCAAAATAGTTCTTAATGCTTAATGGTACAGCGTTTGCATCTACTACAGAGTCATACGTATCAGTTTTGTAATCAGCGTATGATTTGTAGAAATAAACTTGCTCAGGCTTACTATTAGAGTTTACACGTATACGAATAAATTCTTTATCGGCAATAATCACAGCATCAGAAACACCTGTCAAATAACAAGGCATATCCTCACCGTTAATTTGATTACCAACACCTAACTCATAGGTGCCAGAGCCTTTCATTCCAAACAATTTGTTCTTATAATACAAGTACTTATGGAAGTCATAAGAAGTTTGACACTGAAGAGATTGTTGTTGAGTACCATAAATCAATGAGCTAAACTGAGGATCTTCTGTATCTTGGTCATTTACATTCATGATGTACTCCTTAGTTAATACATTGAATCCACCTGATAATCTAGACTCATATCCTTCGCCAATTAATTGGTTGTATTTACGGTTAAGTAATTCAAAGAATCCTGTTCTAGCAATATCATTTAACTGATTGTCAGAGAACGCATAAGCTGAAATACCATTAGTAAAGAATAGTGCATTAGAATACTCCGCCCATGATCTCCATGTCTCATCGTGCATACCAATAGTTCTATCAAGCCATAGCTGATTAAGAATACCTCCTACATCAGAACCAATAGTAGCTAATTCGTTAGCATTAATCTCGTGTATTACTCGCTTATCAACAACTAATAAACAAACACCGCTGTCTGTAAATGCATAAAGGTTATTACCCTTATCACCTGACATAGCACTCCAACCAAACTTAATTTCACCTGTATCATCTGAGATGTTAAAGTAATTAGCAAGTGGGAATGTTTTAACAGATGGTGCATTCTGAGCGTTCGCAGGTCTTCTTAATGACCATACAATACGTGTACAGAAATCAGTTTGCTCTTCAAATCCTACAACAGGTTTGGTAAAGAAACTTTTATTTGTCTGAGCCTTAGAGTAATCAATGTTGGTCTGTAAATCATTCATTAAAAATCTAAAACCACCATTGTTCCATAAATTCCATTCATAACCATAATCTTCAAAGTAATCAGGAATCATGTGATTGTCATCTGCAAATTGAACAGCATCTGTTGGCTCACTAAGGTTCCATTTGTAAGGTCTTGGTATATAGTTAATTAACGGATAATACTGATCACTAACTGCTTTATCAGGCTGCTCTACATTGTATGCAAATGATAAATTGATGCGTGTTTCAGCAGTCCATACAGTAATTAATTGACGAATTAAGGCTGCGCTAACTTTTAAATTTCCGCAAAATTGAAAGAAATAATCATCATCATAATTCCATGCATCTGAGTTTTCCCAAATAGGATATGTATCTACAAAGTCATAAGCCTTAAGAGGGAACGGAGCATTCATCTTAAACTCATTACTTGGGAATATCCATCCACCCTCTACATTTGAAGGCTCTCCATTGTTTCCGTAGTTGTTATCAATTGGAGCCCAAATAGATTCGTTTATATAGGTATCTCCACCAAATACACGAACAGGGAATCTGTTATCGTACTGAACATAAACTTTTGATCCTGCCTTAGGAACAGTAAATGCTGAGTAACTAACTACAAGATTAAAATTTAATGTAAATACACGACATACTCCATCACCATCACCTGCATCTTCAGTACTACCGTAAACACCATATATTGGATATCCACCTGTTAATGTTGGATGTGTAAATGGAGCAGGGGCAGCGGCTGCTAATCCAGCAAGAATAGCCGCCTTATTTGGAGTAGATTCAAATTGATAGTTCATCCATCTTCTTGGAATACCCGGAACATCTTCTACATACACAAATCTTTTTTGAGATGCGTATGAAGTATTTACTTGATTGTCAATTTGAGGAATACAGTCTTCCCAACGCTCAGAAACTAATACAGCACTCTGACTAGAAGCACCACTAGACTCAAGTACTAACGACTTAAACTTAACATATGTGGAGCCATACTTATATTCAGTAGTTACACCTGATGGTATATCTATATTCTTAACAAGGTTAATTACGTACATTGGCTCTCTCCACTCCATAACACCGTCTTCATCAGCGTTGTTATTAGTATTTGATGCTCCATTCATTCCTGCTTCATTGTAAATAGCTCCAGTAACAGAGTCATCAACAACAATTCTAAAATAAGATTGACGAGTAGAGTTAGTAGTTACATCACCTACCTCTATAATTGGGAATGTTTTATTTCCTTGACCATTAGATGGAAAAGCAGGAGAATCACCACTAATAAAATTAGTATACCTTCCGTATCCTATATATCGATTTGATGTATCTACAGGATCATATATCCCAGACTCATCATTTATTCCTGGATTTATTGAATCTGATTCAATAATATTCTCTCTAAGTATTCTAGCGTAAGTAATTATATCAGTTCCTTTTCTTCTAATTTGAGCCTCTTCTTTTCTAGTATTATAAACCTCAGAAAAGTAACCCAATGGAGAAACTAATTGAAGGCTATAAGAACCTGGATTATTAATTAAATCTTCTCCAATTTCAGGATTCAATACATCAAGGTCAGGAAAATATGACCAAAATGCATTTGTTTCTTTTTGAGTATCAGATCCAGCAGTCACATCAGCAGGTATCAATGAATAGAAACCTAATCCTTGAGCAATAACACGCTTAGCAGGCTCTGTTTGTACAACAGAAAAACCATCTGCCCAATTAGGATAAAACTGTAATCCTTTAAATGCAAATCCTTGTGCGTAATAATTTAAACCAAATCCTTTAGGAGCGTAATCATCCCAAAATCCACCACTCTCAACTGAAGATGTTTTGTTTACGGCTTTGTTTAATTTGCTTTTTGGATCATACTGAGACACAGGATTCATCTGCGCTTTAGTGTATTCCCACCAATCAGGAAGTAAAGCAGCATCAGCACGATAATTATACATTAATCCGGTTTCATCTTTAGTATCTTCTTGACCTGTTTTATTAACGGCATCATAATGATCAAAAACTTCATACGTTTGAGATACTGTTCCACCGGTGTTAGCGGCATAAACAGTTCCTTTGTATGATGTATTTATAGATAATGTAGTAGCAGCATCTCTTCGGTTAGGAAAATCAAAGTTTCCAGAATTAGGGATTGGAAGAGCAAACGTTGGGTTATTGCTTTTGTCAAACAACACAACACCAAAACCTGTCTTTTCACCACGCATATTACTCTTGTACATAGCAGCATTATACACGTGCTTATGACCAGGAGTTCCTAGATTCTCTATAGTTGCAAATCTACCAGCAGTTGTATTATCAACAAATGTAACTTGATTTTCAATATCTCTTGACTCATAGCTAACATTCATCAAATACAAACGGCTATTGAAATATCTAATAGCTTTTGCTCTGCTAATATTTGCTCCGTTAGAAGATTGCTCTTCTTGATCTAATTCTGTAACACCATCAAACAAAGCATCAGCTTTATCTAATACGTTTACCACATTCATACCTGTAGTTACAGGAATACTTGCAATAATTTGTGAAACAGGAGGAGTTCCTATTGGGTCACCTGCATACCATGAATCTCTACGTAATTCGATATAAGCGAACATATTGTCGTTCTGATATCTAATCCTTAGGTGATTACCATAAGATGTAGGAGAACTAACGTCAGGGGCACTAGAGAATGTTCTAGAGTGCGGATATTGTGGTCCATTTGCACGACTAGAGTTTCTAACTACCGGAATTAACTCGGTAATTGGAGAAAACTCAGTTGTCTCACCCTCTGAATCTACAAATCGGTAAGCATAAGAATAGCTGCCGACATTTAACCCGGTTCCACCAACAACATAATCATAACCTGAAGAGCTTGGATCCTGTTTTATGAAGGCAGGTTTATAAAGAATAGCAGAAACTTGAATCTCATATGCTTCTAATTGAAATTCAGAGAAATACTTTTCAGTACAGTCAACATCACCTGAATTGTCAAGCAAGTCTTTAACATTGAATACTAATGGAGGAGTATTATTGTTTGTAACGTAAAATTCACCACCTACACAGCTTTCGTTTTTATCGTATTGTAATGGATAATCTAAATTAAATGGAAGTCCACCTGTATAAGCTACAATAACACCATTGATTCGAATCATTGGTTTTTCAACTTCATTGTTTGATGCCCAAATCTCTACAATGTGTCCATTGATTTCTTGAGCCATCATACACTCATATCCCGTGAATGTAATTGTTCCTGTTGGATTACATCGATTATCTATAAGTGGGAATAGAATAGACTCTCCTTTGATTTTTTTCTTAGCAAAGTTGTCTCCATCCATAGAGATACTTCGCATATTGAGTGCATCTACGTGCTCTCCTTGCTCGCTAGATCCTAGAAACTCGTTATTGGTATCAGAATTAATACCTTTTTGATAAGTCTTAACATCTTGAGGATGGTGCTGCTGCTTCATATTATTTCTTAAATGGAAAACGCTTATTCAAGGTATCCTTACGTTTGTTACAAGAGCTACAATCGCCACTAGTATCGCCAGATGCCTTAGCAACAAATTTAGCAACTTTATCCATTTGAGTGATTCTAGCAACCTTCTCAACTACATCGCCAAGTCCTTTAACTTCAGCCATATCAAATATGTTTCTTACCATTTTACAACATTCGACCAATATGCTGCACTCATTTTACCTTTGGCAATATTCTTAGAATGACGAGCTTTGAAACGTTTTCTACGGTTAGCATATGCCTCAGACTCACCGGCTTTCTTAGGTGAACCCTTAACTCCCTGCTGACCAAAACGAATAATCTTTTCAGTACCACCTGAACACGCTTTTACAACGTGAGACTTCTTTGGGTGACTAGGTGTTGATTTCGGTGAGTTGCATTTCATCAACTCTTTTTTAAGTTGCTGTGGCATGATTACTTATGATACATTGATGAGATATATTCTTCCATAGAGGCTTTCTCTTTAGAATCCATAGCCTTGATACGTTTTCTAGCTTTACTCCAGCTACCGTTTACAATATCATTCATTTTCTGATAAGCATCTGTCCACAATGGACGATACATACGTGGGTCACGAGCTTTCATTGCATTGTAGAACTTCTCTTCAACGTAGTCAACTACAGCACGCTCAAAGAAACGTGGAATAACAGGTAAGTCACCATTCTCTACACCCATTCCGTTATATACAATACGAACAAACTCATATCCTTTACACTCCTTACTGAACATAATCAAACCATTGATTACATTGTAGTAGTATTTAGGACCGTAATAACCCTGCATATTGTGTGTATATACACGTTGGTTAGGCTGATAGATGTCAGATCCGTTACTGCCGTCATCTTTTACCTGAGCTGTGTAACCTGTACCATCAGCTGTATTGTTAAACAAACGCTTCCAATATACCATCTGAGTCTTCTGTGGGTTGCACAAAGAACCAGTATACATATAGATTTCACGAATGTTGAATACGTTCTTAGGCATTTCAATCTGACAGCTTTCAGGAAATATCTCATCCTGCTGAACTTTTAGCCAAAATGTATCAAATGACAACTCCTGCATAGCATCCTGAATACGAGAAATATACCATCCCTTAGGAAAGCCCTTCTTATAGTCTGTGTCATTTATCGTAGCAGTAACTTCTGCTAACAAATGCTCTATGGATACGTAATCGTTAGAATTCATTATTGTGCGGTTTGTTGAGTTGTTGAATCAGGTAAGCTTGCTGATCTATTAGCATATAATCTTGCATCTACTTCAGCTCCATCCTCTCCATCATTAGAAGATTCCTGTGGCATCATCATTACAAATCTACCAAGTTGCAATACTTGCATCATTAGCTCTTGAATAAGCTCAGAAGGTAGTGGAATCTCTTCATCAATATTACATAAAGTCTTAGGATCTAAAGTACCTTTTACAGCAATTTCAATATCTTTAACAGGAACACACTCTAAACCAAGTAGATAGATTCTGTTTACTTTAACACCATCAATGTGATCACCTATACGGTAGAAATATGGATTCTTAGCATTAGGTTTAGTGTACTCATCTAAGTACAAGTGCTGAACGCTACCTAGATTTACACCTTGAAAAAACACTTGAGCAAAAGATGGACCTTCACACTTACAAGTTTCTTCATTATATGTGATATAAACTACACCGGAGTTATTAGGCAAATCCATAATCTGTACCGGTAAGTCAATGTATTTTCTTCCTTTGGAGTCAGTCTTAACCTCTACGCTGCTAAATGTAGAAGTAAATAAGTCTGTATTGGTAGCCATAGTTTGCTGTACACGCATTCTATTGGCAACAACCATAACCCAATATAGGATTTGGTTTAATGTGAAGTCAGCATCATCGAAAGAAGCATTAAAACTCTTCTGCAAATCATATATTACATATCTATACGTCATCTTACATTACACTTAATAGTTGTTGAATATCTTGAGCTGTAACACCATAGATGCTAGTTTGGTCACCCTGTTTGTAAGCAATGTAGTTCAATGCTTTATCAAACAACAATTGGAATACACTATTAGGAAATTCAATGTTTTCAGACAATGAAGTAATTGCAGATGGTTTCTTTGCCCAAAATACAGTAACCTTACCATTTATAATAGAAGGTCTAATTTCTATTTCAGAAGAATTAACTCCTGAGTTAACTCCCTGATAGTTGAATGGAGATAAATAAGCATACAATTTAAGTGCATCACATATCTGATCTCCATCATATCCTGCTTCAAAAGGATTAGAGGCATTAGTTGCCCATTCTTCTACGTTCAATCTTTTACATGAATCGTATGAAGACAAATGACGTAAGTTACTAAGAAAGTAACTATTGTTTACATCAGGAGTAACAACAGGAGGGTATCCTGCAATCACTGACGTAGTTGGATTAGCATAGACACCTAAGATGGTCCATACTTCACTTGGGAATACATTTAGGGAGACCCTGGAGGTGTTCGTAGTTTGGAACACCCCAGAGTATGCTAAGTCCCTAAAGAATTCTTCTCCTAACTTATCTTGACCATAAGCAGCATTCACTACGTTTGTCAACCATTTGACAGATGCATTAATGGCAGGAATATAATCTAAATCATCAAGGTAATGATCAGAGTTTTCCGCATCAAGTGCGAACGCCATTTGGTTACGTAGATCCTGTGCTAGTATCATGATTAGTTAGTAATTGTTTTTTCAGTAATAACTCGGTTTGTACCTCGCTCTAAACTAGATTGTTTCAAGCTACCGTACAACATTCTATCTTGCTGACTCTTAGCTCTTTCTGCTGTAATCTCAACAAGTTGTCTACGCATTGCCTCAGGGCTATTTGTAACTGACAAACCTTCTTGTTGAACACGAGCAATAACTTGCATATCAGAAAGACGTGTAATAGACTGTTGAGCCTCCATCATTTTCTGTGCCCAAGTAGAATCTACTGCCATAGCTGATGTCATATTCTCAAAGAATGCGATACCATATTGGCTGTGGCTACGTAGGTATTCAACTTCTGTTTTAGAATTCACCTTGATAGATGATACAGAAATAACCTGAACATCACGGCTACGTTTACGCTTAGTGCGAACAAGTGGCTTGAATTTAATAGCTCCGTGAGGAGGAAGGCTTTCTACACCACGCTTCTTATCACCATGGATAGAGAAGTTCATAGAGAATGCAAAGAATACTACAGGTTGCTCTAACCAATCGTCTTGGAGATCCTGAACGTAAGCTAAATCAGCATCAATATCTTTTTGAGCTTCAGCTGTTTTAAGTTTATTGATTTGACTTGAGAACTTATTAAGGAGCTTTTCCTCAAGTTCTTTCATCATTTTTTCCACGATTGAAACAGGAAGTGCCTCTTCTTTTTTTACAACAACTTTTTCCTCTTTCATCTCTGGTGCGTTAGACTCCTCAAATACTGTGATTTCAGTCTCAGGAGTAACGTCTTGTACTTTTTTTACTGGCATAATTAATAAATTAAAGTTTTAAAAGAGGGGAGGCCGAAACCTCCCCTTCTAATAGTAGTAGTTACTTGATATTACATGTTAACGTCAAGGTAAGCACAAGCAAGTGGGTTGTGGAATTTCACACCCATGTTGCAGTCTACCCATACGTCACCGTAACGCTTAGGAACTCCGTCCTCTAATTTCAAGGTATCACCTGAACGCTCACCCCAAAGTTGAGTACGCTTGATGTTTTTCATATCAAGAAGTACAATACGATTCTCGAAAGAACCTGGGAATGAAGCTTTGTCTTCGAAACGCTTGAAAGGAACAAGAACGATACGTGAAGAACCAAGGTTGATCTCTTTCAAGTTCAACAATGCGATCTCATCGTTTGGAGCGTAACGAGTAAGTTCTTCTTTGTAAGCCAAAGAAAGTGCACGGTGCATACGTGGAGTCATAAACGCCATACGTGCTTGACCGTAGTCACCATATTCAGAAGACAATACGATATCTTCGAATGCATCAACTAAAGTAGCAGTTGTAGCAACAGCGTTAGGAGCACCAGCTTCTACCATTGCAGAGAACACACCACCTGTAGTTTTAGCAGGAGTACCATCAGCAGTGATGATTTCACCTTTTTGACCTGTCCAGAATGCGTTAGAAAGGTCGATACGGTGTTGGTTGAACATTGCGTTACGTTCCATTTCAAGGAAGTTAGAGGTAGTACCCATAGTCTTCAACTTGTGAAGCTCAACTTCAGAGTAACGGATTGCTTTGTTGAACAACTGAACGTAGTTAACACGCTCGATTGTAGAAGCACGGAAGTACTGAGCGAAACCGTCAGAACCATCGTGGTCTACAGAAGATACGTTAGCAAGGATGTCATCAGCTGCAACAGCAGGAAGAGTATCGCCATTGTAAGGAGATACAGTTACAGTCAACAAAGAAGTGTCAACGTTAACAACACTACCTTTTTGACCGTTAGGGTAAGAGATAATTGTGTTAGTTGAGATGTTGTCTGTAGAAGTAACAGAAATTGTTTGAGTTGTAGGCCAAGAAACAGCAGCTGAAGAAGCTGTAGCTACAAGCGGCTCACGTTGGTAACCCATCTCTTGGTAGAAGAATTCGTCAGAGTTTACTTGCTCTGCCGCTACCATGTTTAACAATTTCAAGTCCATGAACTGCTGAGGAGCAGCATCAAAGATTGCACGGTTAGTCAACTTTTGTACGAGTAACGAGATATCGTGACCATACAAAGCTGCATACTCAGATCCTACAGAGTTGTAGTTCTGGTTAGTGAACTTAACGTTCGGTTCATTATACAAAGCCATTTTGCTTCAGTTTAAAAATTTACAATTAATTTACTATGCGTATGGATCCCCTTTGAATAAACCACTCAAGTGCTGAGCCCCCTGAGGAACTT